GCTACGCCGTATCGCATGGGTCACGGTCTGATCACGGACGACCCGGCGATCTTCGACGACCTAATCGAGCCTACCTCAATCGAGGAATTACTGGCGCTCGGGTTCCTGGCTCCTCTCAAAAGCAAGCTCACGCGGACTCACTATGATCTAAGTGAGGTCCACAAGCGCGGTGGTGAGTACATCGAAAGCGAGCTTGCTAATGCGGTTGATACTAAAGACCAAAACAGCGCCGTCATTGACGAAGTTATCGCGTGGGGAACCGGAAAGAACGACGGAGTCGAGCGCAAATCTTGGCTGTTCTTTTGCTCCGGTGTTGAGCACGCAAACCACGTTCGGGATGAGCTTCTTTCCCGCGGGATACTTGCGGCAACTGTCACCGGAGACACTCCAAGCGGTGAGCGGAAGAAAATCATCGAAGCCTTTAGGCGCGGGACTCTGCGAGCGCTAACCAACGCGAACTGCCTCACAACCGGATTTGACCACCCTGACACTGACCTGATCGCTATGATGCGCCCGACAACTTCGCCGGGTCTCTACTGCCAGGCAGTCGGCAGAGGACTACGCCTCAAGAAGCACATAAACCACTGCTTGGTTCTCGATTTTGCCGGTGTGGTGGAGGCTCACGGGCCAATCACTAGCGTCCGCATGCCGGAAAAAGGCGCAAAGAAAGAGGCTGGCAAGAGCGACGAGAAGCCGACTAAGCCATGCCCCGAGTGCCACGAACTGCTATCGATTAGTGCGCGCTCATGTGAGTGTGGCTACCAGTTTCCGGAGCCTGAGAAGCCTCAACTCAAGCTCAGGGATGACGACATCATGGGCAAGGAAGGCAAGCGCGCCGATGTGTCCGGGTGGAGCTGGGTCGTTCACACTGGCAAGGGGAGCGGCATTCAGATGCTCCGCGTTGACTACGAAACCGCCGAACTGACTGAGCCAAACGTGAGCGAGTACTTCACGATTAAGCACGAAGGCAAGGGCGGGGAATATGCGTGGAGGAAGCTGTTTCAGATCGCTTCAAAGTCCGGCGTGAATGTCCGCACCGACTTCGAGATCCAGGAATTGGCCGACAGAATGAGCGCCGGGCAGCCGCCATCGTCGATTGAATACGCGCGGGACGGTAAGTTCTTTCGCGTGCTCAAGCGAGACTTTGCGCCAATCAAGATCGTGACGCCAGAAGAGCTGAGTGATGATGATATTCCTTTTTGAAGGAGGATCATTAGTTGCACACTCTCTACATCGCCGGACCATTCACGGCGCCAACTGAGGCGCTAATTGAGGCAAACATTAGAGCTGCCGAATCGGTTCAGCGCGAACTACTGAAGCAGACTGAACAGTTCGCGATCATCAATCCGCATGCAATGGGGCGATGCTTCATGTTTGGACCAGGCTCTCCAGCGTACTGGTACGATGCAACGCTGAAGCTCATGACCATGTGCGACGCGGTGTTAGTGGTTCCACACCGTGCGTTCTCTCGCGGTACCGAGAACGAAATCAAGACCGCCGACGCAATGGGCATTCCTGTTTTTTACGAGATTGGAGCGCTGCTCGAATGGGCAAAGAGTCAAAGCGAGTAACGCTTCCCACGCATCGCGTGCCAACGGAGCACGAGGAACAGCGCGATTTCGTACGATGGTGGCGACAGCATCCAGCTCTAGGATCGATTCTAATCTACGCGATTCCTAACGGCGGTGGACGGAGCAAAGCACAAGCCGCGAAACTCAAGAGTGAGGGGGTAACGGCCGGAATGCCTGACTTGCACATTCCAGAGCTTCGACTGTGGCTAGAGTTCAAGCGTCAAAAAGGCGGAAAGGTTTCGCCGGAACAGGAGGAGATCCACGCCGTCCTGCGAAAATTCGACACTGTTTTCGTGTGTAAAGGCTCCGAAGACGCAAAGAAACAGGTTCTGAGTTTTCTTCAGAATCCCATGTCCTTGGTTTGACTGTATGCCGGTAAGCTGGTAGTGTTGTTCTTGTGATTAAACGCTACCATTGCTCATGCGGAAGAGAGAAATCAAAAAACTCTTTTGAGTGTTTCAGGTGCGACGCCGAGAAACGAGTGAAGGCCGCGCGAGTGTTCTGCTCATGCGGAGGAGAAATGAGCCGGGGAGCTAAGCTTTGCAAGCTGTGCCATGCAAGGTCAAGGCTTAGCGTCCAAGGTAATGCCAAGAAGCACTACTGTGCATGCGGAGCAGAGCGTGGATCGCGTGCGGTCATGTGCCTGTCGTGCTACCGATCTCGCTCTAAAATTGCTGAGTCAAGAAAATTGCTAAAACCGGTCGCGCCGCAAATGAGTGAATTTGATAAGGCGATTTCTGCGCTTGGACCGCTTGACGGATCGTCGCTGGTGGCTGTGAAGAGTCGCAAGTTCGTGATCTTGAAATGCGAGTGCGGAAGAACCCACGAGCGCGGCATCACATGGGCTAGGCGCAAGGCGAGCGACAGGTCCAGGATGGTAAAGCAAGCCGGAAAGCCGCACGTTTGCAGAGCTTGCGCAAAGGATAACATCAGAGCCGCTCAGTCCGGGCTCTTTTTCCCATCATGTTTGCCTGCGCTGAAGTGTGAAAATGCGCAACGGGGCGGCCGCTCTGTGCTATCGGAGGAGGAGGGGAGGGAGGCACGACAGCCGGGGCCGCCCCGTGTCGCATCCTCACAGTTAGCACATGAGGAGCGCCAATATGGTAGCGTGGTGTGATGTTTGGAAAACAACGAAAGCGGGGAGCTTACATGGAGATCATGGCAAAGGGTGGGTGTGTGATTCTCAAGATTGGCGACAATGTTGTCGCGCTGACAAGGGACCAAGCGGTGGATTTCTCAGAGTCGATTTACGAGTGCGCGCTTGACGCGACAGATCAACTTGTGGCACTATCGGACGGGGATCTATTAGATGAGTCACTCAATTAAACACATGTCGCCGCGTCAGATTGCGGCATACGAAAAGAAACTGGCAATCGAAGCGCTAGAGGCCACGGCGCCAGGGGTGCTTCACCGGCCATGGGTTGCGCATATTGACGGCGTTGTCATTGCGCAATCCAGCGACGAACACTCACTCCGTGAATGGGCTAAGGGCCTGCCCGGCGCCATCGTGGAGTACGCGGGATGAAAAACCCATCGCTACTGGGTGACGAGTGGACGCATCGAGATCCCGAGGCGGTGGCAAAGAAGCGCAAAAAGAAAGCCAGAAAACCAAAGCCAGACGTTGACGAGCGCGAAACTGCGCGCGCCTACGTTCAGCAACAATTAGCGCTAGGGAAAATCTTTTTTGAGTTCAGGAGATTCGGAACTCCTCAAACTCGGCACGGATGTTTGCCCATGATCAGGGAGCGCCGCGAAGGGAAGCTCATGTGTCCGCATATCATGTGCACCATGCATCTATTCGGGCGAGGGCTTGCACATCGTCCAGACTCCGAGATGATGGCGGCATTCACAGCTAGACTTGAAGGAAAAACTAGGGACTGTTGCGCGCTTGATATGGTTGAAGATGGGATCCCGGTTGACGCTGATACCGTTGCACTCCTACTCGGTTCCCCGCGTGCTCGCGTTCCACAAATCCTAGCTGAGGCTGTTCTCAAACTGAAGGATTCACCGGAAGTGGCGCTCCTGGAACTGGGGTGGGAGTGAGACGGTTTAACACTAACACGGTGAGCGCTGACGAAGTAGCGTTGTTATTTGTGAGTCTTGTTCAGCGAAGGATTGAGAAGGTTCAAGTGTGCCCCGCGTGTAAGGGTGTCTTTTCAGTAGACCGTCAAAAGCCGTGTGAAGATTGCGGCGGGTGGGGAACAATTGGGGACGCTGATGTCAATAGAGAGATTGCGACTGAACAGTCAGCGCTGCTTCTCCACTGGTGGGCGGCCGGTCACAATCCAACAAGGCACGTTCTGGCGTGCCAGGAGTGCCGTGGTTTTGGTGTTGTTCCAGGGTGTTGTCAATACGAGGGTGAGTGGGTATCGTGTGGTGATTGCAACGGCACTGGTAAGCGTGACGTCAAACCCTCGGATCGATAACAGTGAGCACGCCACTACCGGCGCCGTTTAGTTGCGGCGATTGGGTATCAGCGGTGACGATATTGAGGACGTAGCGATACTGCCCGGCGCTCAGTGCTGAAACTTGCACAGGAGTCATGAAGACCTTGATCGTCTTCGCACTCGCGTTCACAGTCACCGTGGGGCTAGCCTGAGTTAGCGTTAGCGCCGCTGTGGTTGAGTTCTTTGGATAGAGCGAAAAGGTGAGCGTGCTCGTGCTCAAATCAAGCGTGCCAAAGTCTACATCGGGGACAAGAGTAAACGTCCAGGGTCCGCCGCTTCGGCCAATTTCTGCTCTGATGTTTGCCATTTGTTAGCTCGCTAAACGGACTTCGATTTGTGGCCCACTTTGCACCGTGCAAGTAATCTCGGGAGCTGACTCAAGCTCAACCGTGATTTGTGGACCAGTTGAAACTGTACACAATACCAGTGGCGGTGGGCCAATCTCTTGTGGTCCACCACTGAACCATGAGCGAAGCAATAATAGGAGCGACATGTTAGTTCACGCCCTGCAAACCAACGCTGGAAATCGTGTAAGCGCCAGCCGAGTAGGCCGCCGCGGTAGTTACTCGAAGTCGAGCATATCGGTAAGAAACGTTAGATACCGAAACGGAGTAAGTTCCGTTTCCGGCCGCTGTCATTGTCGCGCCAGCTGGCACGAATCCGTTGGACAAATCGTTTGATACTTCCAGAGAAATCACCGGTTGAGTCGTAACCGTTGGCGCGCCGCCTAGCGTTAGGTGAGCAGTGATCACTTTGCACCCCTCGACTACGCTCCACGAAGTCGCTTGAGTCGTCGCGGTCAGCGCTGTTGCCGCTCCGAACGTGCTCGCGGTTTGCGTTGCCGAGTTTATAACCGTGGCAAATGCAGCTGTTGCCGCGTATGAGTCGCGGAATTGCCGAGTCCACGGGTAGGAACCTGGAGGAAGTTCTAGCGTCGTTATCGTTGCGGTAACGGTAGTCGATGCGCCACCGACTGAGTGAGCGCACCAACGGCGACGACCGCCGACCGGGATGGGCGGGACGCGAATGATGCCCGTTGCTGCCACCGGATCGCTCACCCAAATGTCGGTGAAGTTAGTTCCACCATTCGACTCCTGGAGAATGAAAACGATTTGAGTCGCTGCGCCCAGAGTAAGCGCCGAAAGGTTGATTTCTGCCGTGATTACTGCGCCACCCGCGCCCGTTGCAGCGGCCACCACTGTGCCGTTTACGCGACCAGTTCCGGCGTATGCCGTAGCGTTTTGGTCGGTATTGCTGATGGCCGTCGCAATGCCAGCTATTAGCGCTCTGTTAGTCGAGCCGTTGGCTACCGGGTTAAGCGGGACCTGTCCGGCAACCTGTGCAACGTTGCAGCTCAAGTTCGTAGCTGTAACCGTGGCGTTTAAGTTTGCAGCCGTGGCCTGATGCACTGTCTGCACCATGCGCGAGTAGGGGAGCTCGGAGAACACGGCCACAGCCTGCACCGTGCCTCCCGCGAATCCAGTCGAGACACGAACTCGCACATAGCGAGCGACAACGGGAGCGCGGAACATGCGAGTGGCGCTCGCCGCGATGGTGATGGCCGCGATTTGAGGCGTCGGCGTGAGCGACGTATCTTCCTCGACCGCCCACACGTTGCCGGATGCGGCCGCTGTAGTGTCGTTCGTGTGCTCAAAAATAATAGCGCCCGCTGAGATGCCAGCGCTGCCGATGATTTGGATCGCTACCGAATGAAACGCCGCCGCGTCGTACCAGCCCGAAGCGTTGCCGGTCAGGAGGTCAGTGTTAATCGCCGCGATGCTTGCCGCGGCCCCAACGGTTAGATCGTTCGGGAGGCTTACCGGGATTGAATTTGCCGATGATGCTTGACCGAGCGAGATAGACGCCCCGTTTACCTGGGCGAGGTTCATCGGCAAGTTGCTTTGATTGCTGGCAATCGTTACAGGCAGGCTCGCGACCATGGTCGTTTGACCGAGGGAGAGAGCAGATCCGCCAACCTCATTCAGAGCGGTCTTATAGTTTCCGAGATTCGACGTCGTGTAAGGCGTCGTGTTCATTATCCCGAACGTCGTAGCGAGCTGTAGCGTCGTGGTCGCAGAACCGCCCGTGTTCGTTAACTTGATTCGAAAATAGTTACCCGGAAGAGTGATGTTCTCATTAGTCGGGACCCCAGCGGCGCGCGTGAACGTGTAGTCGGAATCCTTGCTGACTTTTTTCGTGCCTGCCGCGTCAATGAACTGCTCGACGATTATCGTATATGGCTGGTCGCACGTGACCATGACCTGGGCCGCTTGGAGTAGCTGAATGTCCTCGATCGTCCCTGTGAACGTCGCGCCAGATCCTAGCTGAGTCGTTGTGTTGTTTCCCGTGCTGGACGGATAGCTCAGCGCGGTAATCTGAACGGGCTGCGAGCCGTTAGTGAGCGACGGGAGCTTAGTATTGATCGCCGAAAGCGTTGTCTCAGTAGCGGCGCCGGTTGGCAGCGGCAACGAAGCGGCCGAGACTGGCACAGCTGAAGCCCGAAGCTGCGAGTCGGTCAGTGGACCCGTGACAGAAACGGACCCGGACACCGACACGGTACCATCAACAGTGAGCGATCCGCCGTTGTCACTGACGGGGATCGCCGTTTGGTTTGATGCAATAGCGACTGGCTGCGAGCCCGCCATCGTCGATTGGCCAAGGGACGGAGTCTTGGTATCAATGCTAGACAGGGATGCGTTCCCGCTCGTCTGTAATGCGCTAGTCGCCGCACCCGTTGGCAGTGGTAGCGAAGCCGCGCTCACGGGCACAGTGCCGGACACCGCTACCGTACCGCTCACTGGTTGAGTAACGCCGCTACCGTCAACAGGCACTCGACCCGAAACCAGCGCGGGGTTCTTTGCATCAATGCTCGCGAGAGAAGCTTCGGCCGCCGCGTCAGTGACCGGCATGGGGTTTGATGCGCTGACGTCCACCGCTACGCCGTCAACGCCCACGGCAGGCTTAACACGCTGGTACGCGACGCCACCGATCACGTCCGTTGCGACGTCTACGTTAGTCGCTCCGCTTGCCCCGGTGTTAGTGTTTACTGAGGTATTGTCAGCCATGTGTGCCGCACGATACTAACACAATATAACGCGAATGCTTTTACTAGGGAACAGAGACGATATCGAAGCCAACTCAAAGTTTTTTGATCCAGTATATTGGCTCGCATCCGCCCCACTTGTATGATGGTTCGAACGTTTCAAAACCGCACCTAATCAGGTTGTTTGAAGAAGCTGGGTTGCTCGGGAGCGTGTATGTGATGGCTTGAGACAGGCCCGTTTTTTTTGCCCATGTTAGGCGAGTCTTAATCATTCTCAACTGTAGCTTGTTCCCGCGCGCATGCTGTAGAACTCCAGCCCTGCACAGGTAGACGGCGTTGTCTGGGTGCCATATCTTGGCCCCACAATATCCAGCCAAGCTTCCGTTTTCGTCTTTAGCCGTCCACCATGACGCGCTATCGTCAATTGGATACGGCTCATCCGCTGGGAAGCAAATCAGATCCATGCCCGATATGCTGACAAAATCAGACGAGCGACGGATCGAGAATTTCACGCCAAAATCTCCCGAGCTAACACGGAGAAAGATTGGCGTTTGACCTTGGAGTCTCCGAAGTATCGCGCAAAAACTAGCGCGCAAAGAAGCTCAACATCAGACACGGAAACGTATCCGCCGACCTCGCGCGCAAGTTCCACTTGCTGCAAAATCTCTTTTGCCTCGCCGTCGTATTCATCGCGATTGGCTCCCTTGCTAACCAGTCCGCATGGGTCAAGCTCGGCCAGTTTCTCGGTCAGCTCCGACGGTGTCATTCGTCAACCCTCCGTCGTGATTCAATCGCAAGCTGAGCATGGGCTAACGCGCGCCACGCAACTTTCACCGCGTGAAGCACATTGTCATCGTGGTCAATCGCTATCCCAACGGTAGCCCCGCACGGCGTCTCAAACATTTCTTCGTGAGCATCTAGCAAGTGGCGCCGAATACAGTCGGAGTGGTCGCTGGACTTTTCGCGCGACCAGTGAAGCGGCTGGTTCGGATTGTGTTTATCGTTCCCAAGCTTTGAAAGACGCGCGACCTCCGCCAAAGCATCCGGGAAATAGCGGTCCAGTCCCGAGAAAAGAGGCACACCCTTCCGCGCCTTTGAGTCGGTAGGGAGCGCCGAAGTCTTGGGCGCCGGAGGAATCTCGCTATCAGTCAAAGTTTCAAGCTCACTATGCCAGCTCACTCTCGCACCGCCTTCCCGTTTACAATTGCGCTCCCGTTTACGATTGGGATCGCTTGGCAAAATGCCGTTCCCCGCTCATCGAACTCGACCCACCCGAACCCATGTTGCGAGTTCTTGGCCGCCTCGAATCTATGTCGGTAGTCGATGGCGTTAATGTCGCCAAGCCAGCCTACGTTGAGCGCGACGTGAGTGGTGCCATCAATCGTTCCGCCGTAGTAGGTCCCGAGCCTGTGAGTGTGGCCAAAGCAAATGTTGTCACCTACCGCTGCCAAAGAATCACGCATCGCATTTGCTCCGGCCTTGCCAAAGTCATGAGCAATGACGAGCTTTCCAACTCGGACGAATGTCCTGTACGGGTGCCACTCCCAGCCCTTGCGCTGGTGGATTTTCAGAAGCCCTGACAAGTCACTCACAACACCGTAAAGCTCTGGGCACTTTTCGGCGATGTAGCGATCTAGGCGGTGTTCGTGGTTCCCCTCGCAATAGATGACGCGCTTTGCACCTATGCCCATCACCTCATCTAGCCCGCCATTAGCTGAGTCAATCTCAGCCGCCAGCGAACGACGCTTGCTTGGGTGTTTGGCGTGGAAGCTAATCGGATAGCCGTCCAAGAAATCGCCGATGACGCAAACGGTATCGGGCTTTAGAGCCTCACCAGCTGCAAGCATCGTGTTCCACGCGCGCTTGTCTACGTCCGGAAAATGAGCATCCGGAATGACAAGCATTCTCCTCGTTTGATGTGCCTTCGGTTTCCCCATGGTGGCAAACTAAGGCAAAAACGGCGGGGCTATGGCGAATGGGTTAGCAAGTACGCAACCGCAACTGCTACCACTGAGATCGCGATAATACCAAGCGCGGCTACCTGCATCCACGATTTTACGGCGCCAACGATCTTAGCTGCACCTTCGGCACCTTCCGCAATGGTCCCGTCTTTCGGTTTCTCAATCGTCATCGGCTGCGCTCCCATCACCTGGACAATCACAGGGTTAGTCTTTTCTTCGTCTGGCCAATCGGCGTCGTCAAGCTCTCGCGCAATTTTGCGGAGACGCATTACGCGATCACTCTGCTGATATGCCATCACCAAAGACCGCTTTCCTGAGGGTTTTGAGTTGTTCATTGTTCGAACGCTGCGCCGCGTTCAAATCTTCGCGTAGCGCCTGAATTTCTAAGAGCACTTTACCGAGTGCCTCTATTACTGGCTTGTTTGCATTCACCGCAATCTCGCGAATCTCCACCAATTCATCAGCGGTCAATGTTACCACTTCACGCATCAATAGCTTTGCTTCGCTCATGGTCCTTCGGCTCCCAGTTCCGACCTGAACTTCTGCATTGGAAATGCCGGGCCAGGGTCAAATTTTCTGCCAGGTGCAATCTCGTCGTGACCAACTATGATTTTAATTCCGTATCTCTTCATCAGAGCCTCACAGATAGACTTAACAGTGTCCAGTGTTGAGTCGGAATATTTAGCCCAATGTTTCCAGTTTTTAGGAGCCAAGCCGCCAGGGTGAGTTGCCTCTATGGAGTCTGACTGTGGCCATGTTTTTCCGTAAACTGTTTTTAGTGAACCAGATTCCGATACTACCAACGGTCCTGGATTGTTGATCTCTATACCAACGGAGAATGTGGAAACAGACTTTTCCCCTCGCAATACACTCGGCCCGGCGTGCCAACCAAGCCTATCGAACGGCAGAGTCTGAATTACTTTTCTTTCAGAAACTGAGCAGTGAGCCCAGTATCCTCGCGCGCGTTGAGCGGCAATAAGAGAGTCGAGATCATGCGTAACACCGTAGTGAATGACAACTGCCCTGGGTCGAATGACACGGGCGTCAGGAGCATCGCTAAGATGCTTCACTTCTCCGATCAACCTGTGCCTGGAGTCGATTTCAAAGCTCACGGTTTTTCCCTCTTCCTGTCCTCTAGTCGCTTCTTTGCCAAGGCGTTGTCAATTGCAACATCAGCGCGATCGCGTGCATCCTGCTTGATTTCGTCGGCGGCGTGACCGGCTAGAACGCGCTCAATGACGTGCAAGCCAATTTGTATAAACGAAAAAATCAGCTGGTCTCTCATCGGCGACACTCCCTAAGTTCAACCGCCTCGCGCTCGCTAAGCGCATCAATGCAAGCGCCGGTTTCGCACTTCTCCGCGTCCGCGTGAAACTTTGCTCGAACCTCAACTCGGCACACTTCAATTTGAGCCGCCGAGGGTGCGCATGAGATTAGGGCGAGTGGCAATAGTAGAAGTTTCATAGCTGATACGTGATTGAAAATCGGATCAAGTCGCCGGCTGCTAGCGTGAAAGGAGTTGTTCCGGTGAGCTGTTGAGATCCGCCCTCGACAAAGCACTCTAGATAGTTTTGCCCCTGCACCACGCGCGGGATAATCACTCGTCGATCCGGGACGGACACGTCCTCTACAAGGCCCGTTCCGTTTTGCGTTTGCGCAATGCCTGATACGGGCACGAGGGCGTTTCCAAGCGACGTGAACGCGATCCCGGAGTAGACCGAACCCACGAGCGAGAAGCGCAGCACTCCGGTACCGATGGTCGTCGTTGATCCTAGAGTTAGCTCCATTTGAAGCGTGACGTTTCCGCCACTGCGGACGAACGTTGCGCGCGCGTCGCCATTGCCAAGTACGAAAGCGGGACCGCTCGCCGTGGTGATCGTCGGGACGAACACCATCGCGCGATGGTCTACGAGATTGATCGAGCCCTGACCCGAGGAATCAAGAACGGGGTAAATAGAGTTGTAGGTGCACCCTGCGATTGAAACCGCCGCCGCGCCGGTGCCAAGCTCGACACAGATCCCGTCCGTGAGATTCTGTGAAAAATCGCACGCGGAGAAGGTGTGGTTTGCGCCCTTGATGATGCGACGATTCACGGTCTCGCCGCCATAGCGGCAACCGTAGGAGAACACCCCGCGCGAGTTGTCAGAAAACAGAACGCGCCCGAAGTAGCCGCCCGTAAGAAAAAGGTTATTGCATCCACCGAGGTCGATAAAGTCGGTGCCGTTCGTCTCAATATCGATGAACTTACGCGGGTAAGCACTAGTCTGAAGAGTGTCCGGAATCTTGACAGAATAACGCCCGGTCCCCACTCCGTTGTAGCGTGCGATGATGCAATTTTTCCAAGCCGCTTGAGACCCAGCCGTGGTCGCTGCGTATTCGATCTCGTACCCGCCCGAGTCGGTAAGCGAGAGATTTTCCCCAATGAACCGCGCGCCGCTCGTGCCAGTGAACGTTGCGAAACCGCTTGCGGCGTAGGTTGCGCCGTTTCCGACGTAGGCGAGATCCGAGATCGTGACGTCATCGCCGATCGCGGGGAACAGGATGTTGTTCGCGCCAGCCGAAAGGATCGTTTTGCCGCGACCTTGCCCCTTGATCGTGGCACCGTTCGGGACCGTCACCGCGGCCCCAACCGTATACGTGCCAGAGCCCAATTCGACTTTCATTCCAGTGGCCAGCGCCGACGTCAGGGCCGCTGAGTTTTCGGCAGCTGTCTTTGATACTCCACCACCATAGCTCTCCAGCGTTACGCGCGAACCAGAGATCGGATAAACAGTTGCCCCCACTTTATACGCCGGGCCACCAAGCTCGGTTGAGTGAAACCACGTATGACCAAGCGCCGGGACTGGGACCTGCGCGTTATTCAGCGGCGAGAAGTTTGACGCTGAATGGTACGTTACGGTTCCAATCGCTTGAGCTGCGATCCTGAGTGTGTAAGTCGTGGTCGAATCGACAACACAGGAAACGGTGAAGTAACCCTCAGCATCCGGAGTGAACTTGACCGATGCGCCAGTAGTCGCGTCAAGGTTACTTCTGGCAGACGCGCTCCCGCTTGGTTTCGCGATTGCCCAAACGTAATCCGTTCCGGTCGGCGTGACCGTTAGAACGACCTGCTCGCCCACAAGATAGCCGGAAACCGAGTTATCGGCGCTTCCGCTGGTCATTGTTTTGGACGCGCTATTAGCTAAAATTCCGGCCATGGTCTCGGCCGTATGTTAGCGCGAATCCGCGCGCGTTATGCCGTTGTGATTGCGTAGTAGGCTTTTCCCCATGTCTCAAGCAGGAAGATCTCAGCTGCGTTGAGAGCGCGGGTATAAAGCGCATAAGTCGCCACTCGTCCGCTAAATCCGGCCGCATCGTTGAAAGCATTGCCAATGGTTAGACCATTGATAGATCCGCTTCCCGTGGTGGCCGTTGCCGTGACAAGGGAAAAGCCGCCGCGCAAGAGTCTTCCCGTGGATGATGCCCCGTTAAATGTGGCGCTATAAATCATCTTTTCGGCACTGGACCAAGTGCGCAAACATTGGCAGTAGGAGCCAGCCCAATGCCCAACGTAAGCACCATCATCCACTAAAAACTGACGGTTAGCACCATCGCGAGAGTCGGAGATTAGCCTAAGCGCAACACCGGCACTCTCACCAACTGCGATCATGGTCGTAGGCTGGGCAATCGTTCCCGCTGCAAGCGTTGCCCTGAAAAGCGAATCGTTGCTTCCGTCAAACTTGATCGCGTTTTTCCCGTTGCTCCAATTGGTCTCAAGCGTAGGTTGTTGTGCACCAGTGCCTTGTGCAAGAGTGTTTGAGTTGCCGCTCTGGTCGTTCCACTGACTAACACCTGTCGCTATCGTAGTGCCTACGTCCGCATTGTAATATGCCTGGCAGTTGGCAATCGAAGACGGCGGAGCTGTGGCTGGCTTCTGTGCCATCACCGCCATTGCGGGCATTAGACCACCGTCCCGGCTAGGTCCCAAGTGTCGGTCGCGATCTTAGTCAGCGTCGCATATGCGTATTGTCCAGCGAGTTTAGTAGCTCCGCCAAAGGCGTTGCGCGTAACACCACCAGCGGGCGAGGTAGTGACTTGGCCAGCGCCGCGTTGCGCCAACTGAATCACAGTTCCGACCGGGAAGGCCGCAGTCGAGTTCGCCGGAATCGTCAGCGTGATTGCGCTTGCATTCGTCAACGTCACAAGGCGACCGGCATCAGTGAGCACCAGCGTGTAGCTTGTCCCGGTCTGCGCATTGATCGCCATGCGATCCCCGCCAACCTTAAGCAGCGTGTTGACGGTATCAAGCCATCCGTGAGTCGCGCTCCGAGCCGTCGTCTCACCAGCCGCGAGCGGAACTAGTCCAGCGTCGTTAACGGCCCCAACAATGCCGTAAGCCGTCTGCGTTTCGTAGGAATTGCTAACGGTGCACTTTACAAGATACGAGCGACCAAGGCCGTCGCCAGGATCTGACGGCATGGTGAAGGTAGCTGTGCTTCCGGAAGGACTACCGCTTGGCGTTAGCGTAGGTGCGCTGACCCCGCTTTTGCTCGTTCCCTCAATCGTAAACGCCACGCTTTCGACGCCGGTAATTGAGGTAAGCACGAGCGTAACCGTCGCGCCGTAGGCAACGGAAACAGCAGCGGGAACCGCTGTGGAGTTGATTGTGAATGCCGCTGAAATTGCCATTGATTAGCCCTCGACGAATCCGGCCTGAGCCGCGAGAAGAACAGCGGCGGAAGATTTGGTTTGCGGAACTGTTGGCGATAGCGCCGCAAGTGCCGCCAAGAAATAACGGTGCACATCCATCAAAGGCGGCGCCGCTGTGAGTGTGTTGGTAGAGTCGGTTGCGGAGTGAATCGCACTAACGCGGTGAGCCTCGTAGCATCGCCACAAGTCGGAAAGCACTGGGTAAACATCTTCCTTCGTTCCACATCCTGCGTAGAGCGGAAGGTTCGTCCAGTCCACTTTCGAGCTTCCGTGATATGCACCCGAGTTCACGCCAGGTTGCGCTGGCGATACCACGGCGGATCCCTTGTCGTTCAACTCATGTTGACGGAGCTTGCTCAAGATCGCCGAAAGAACTTGCGGTAGCGTTGAAGGTGTTGGCGCTTCCTTATATCCGGCGCTGATTGTGTTGTCGCTATCAGCCGCTGAGTGAAACGACCCGCCAGAGTTTGCGCGGTGTAGTTCGTACTTGGTGATGATGTTGCTGACGATTGTTGAGATACTGCCAATCGCCGTGGCCGCCGTCACCCCATCGAGTGCCGCTAACGAAGTCTTCACATTCGCGTCCACCGACGCGGAAGCTGCGCGCGTAGATGTTGGGCGAATGATTGCGGGGGAAAGCTCGCCCTGAATAGCGACAGTCGTCGCCCGGATTGTGTCGTTCCACGTCCAGAGTACTAGAGTTGCCTTATCCTGCCCTGCGCCAATTGGCGAGGAAACGCGCTGGCCGACATAAACGTAAACAGTAGTCGCGCTTCCAACTAATGTCTCAGTTGGGGCCGCGTTAGGATCTCCGTCATACCCGCCGCCATACGAAGCTGCCCCGCGCGTGTACTCTTGGCAACTCAGAACATAGACGCCGCCCATGTCAAAGTCGCCGTTCTCCCATGTGAGCGAACTAGTATCAGCGCTTTCCCAGACTTGGATCTTAGAGACTGTGTTCTTGTCGAGTTCGTTTCGGTATCGAGATCCTGTAGGAGCATCCGAAACCCAAACCCGAACGAAGTTTGCCCCTACCCCGGAAAGCGTAAACGTGACCCGAATTTTTTGCTTCGGCACTGGGTATTGCGGGTCTGTAACCAGTGTGGGCATGAGAAAAAACCCGGCTTTTTTCGTACGGATAGGCGCCGCGGGAAAAGCCGGAAACCGGAAGTCTTGACAGCACGCGAAGTTCGCGCTTTAGTTGCTTCTGAAAGGTGAATTTAGAGCATGACTAAGCAAATTATGGGGCTAGCGTTTTTGGTGCTGATGATGACGGGGTGCAACCAAAGAATGACTGAGGTAGTCATCGATCCCAACATGTCACCGGAAAGACAAGAGCGCGTGATTGAAGCGGCTGAGGATTGGTTCGCCCATGTCCCTGAGGCTCGAATCCCGATCCGAATCGGGGAAAATGTTGGAACTGGATTCGTGACGGAGGAATACTGCGATCTCCCAGCGGATCATTACGGTTGGAATGATCAAGGTGCAAATGTCATCTATCTGTGCAAGAACATCACGGCATTTGACTCTCAGGTTATCCGACACGAACTCGGTCACGCAATGTCAGTTAGAAGCGACCATCTAAACGATGCGAGCGCGGTCATGAACAACGGCGAATGCGGCGTCTCAGCTATTACGGAAGCTGATGCAGACTACCTGCGTCAAGCAATGTAATAAGTGAACACGACCGCAATTCCAGCCGCTCCGGCCCCGCCGACTCCGGTGGTGCCGCCGCTGTAGTACCCGCCACCGCCGCCACCGGCCCCGTACCCAGTGCCACCACCGCCACCAGTTCCGCCGCTGGTTCCGTTCCCGCCGGCCGATGCGGAAATCCCCGGGAATGGTCCACCGCCGCCACCGCCTCCAGCGCCTCCGACGCCTCCGGCACACCCGAACAGATCTCCACCTAGCGTGGTGTATGACGTGATTCGTCCGACTCCCCCTGGACTATTGGCGTCGGACGATGCTAACCCGGACTGACCATAGCTGCCTCCGTCGCCGCCTGTTCCGCCTGCACCGCCGGTATCTCCGCCGCCTCCGCCGGAAAAGCCAGCTCCGCCCGTGCACGGGCCAGAGGCAGCCGCTTGCACTCCGCCAAAACCGCCACGCGCGTAAACGCCAAATGTTCCGGATACGATGCTTGAAACGCCACCGGCGTTACCGTTCGTGTCCTGTGCCACCTGTGCGCCGCCGGCTCCGACAGTCACAGTTCCAGTCGCGCCCATTGCCGATCCTGGAACCGAAAAGCGAGATAGCCACCCAGAACCACCGCCCCCGCCCGAGTTGAAAGATCCGCCGGTTTTTCCGCCGGCCCCAGAACCGCCGCCACCAACAACAAATCCCTCCACTTGGATGACGGTGCCGCTCGGCTTAGTCCAGGTGCCGGAGCTTGTGAACGTCTGAACGTCAATATTCACACGGCGGTTATTGAGATAGTAGGTCCGGTTCGCGAGCTTCTGGATTGCCAGCGATGTGAGCGTAGCAGCGGACGCGCTTTCGCCCGCGACCGGCATCGAGATTGGACTGCTAAAGGTATCCGAATCAGTTAAGTTAGTAGACATTTGTTAGCCCCAATCAAAAGCGCCGTCCCAGACGGTGCCATCATCCCAAAGGAATCCGTCCCAAACGACGCTAGAAACGCCGTTCAGTCTCCACTTGGGCGCGCACCATGCCGGGAGTGTTCTCTGTGCGAGATCAAAAAGATCAACGTTGATCAGCCGATTGAACTCGACCGAACTCATTCCTACCGGCTGAACTACATCAATGAAGATTTGTGCGCGGTCTGAGTACCAATCGCCGCCACCGATAGAATACGTCCCGGCGCCAGGGTTCATTGGCCAGAATGTGTTAGCGGACCACGTGTTCAAAACGTCGTCACCTTGCAGTGTGATGGCCTGGAACGCGCTACCGAGTAGACTCTGACAGCTCGTGCGGAAGTAGTCGTAAGTCGCTCCCGGCGATAGCTTGGCAAACTCACCCAAGCGAATGCGGAAAGCTTCCTCAGTTTCACTCGACTTGCGTGGTAGCGCGTAAACCTCGCGCCAGTATTCTAGCGCCGGTCCGCTGGACTTGGCCGGAACCGCATTGTTCCTGAGCTGTGCCGGGAGACGGTAAGCGTAATAGGCCGCCTGCCTCGCCAGCGCGATGTTCTCAGCCGTGACTAACGAAGTGCTTTTCGTGGTGAAAGCAGAGCCGCGCTGCTCCTGCAGGTCGCGGAAAATCATTCCGGCGAACGGTACCGGATTCTCCGTCGTGTCGTTCAACTTATTCAGGCTTCCGCCGTAAGCGCCAATCGTTGGCGGGTCTTCGACATCTATCCAATCACCGTAAATCTCAACATGAACACGGCCATCCGTCAGCGTTCCAGCTGAGTCTCGAATGTAAACGTAGAGATTGTCCGAATAAGCGACGGTAGCGTAAAGTGCCGATGAACTGTCAACCGTGGCCTTGGCCGACCGCCAAATGAAGTGTGCTTTTCGTTTTTTTGTCTCGTCCTCAAATACGGAACCGACAACTAGGGACCACTGGAGATAAAAAGAACCTGCTCCGGTGCGAGTCCCTAATGGGTGAGGATATCCGTCGCTAAGCACCTGAACACCAAACCCGCTTCGCTGCATCCAGCGCTCAATGGTGACACCGGACGAGTTGCAAAGAATCGTACCAACGGCGAACGGAAGCGTTCGAGTGCATGCGACCAAATCGGCGCACGCTCGCGCATGTTGTTCAGCTGACCATCCGCCGGTTGAATCGACGCCTAGTTTCAGCGGAAATGGAGCAAAACCACCGAAGGCTATGGCCCGCTCCAAACTGTTAGCATGACTAATGGATCGCTAATCGCAGCGCCCGCATCGGTCCACGCGCGAATCGTTACTTGAGTGCTACTATCTCGCACGACCGAACAGAATCCAGAAGTCCCGCTAAGGAGTTGCACTTGCGGCGCCTGAAGCGCGAATGCTCCCGCCACGCTGTACTCATCAGAGTACGAGCTTGAAAAAGTAACCGTGCAAACACCATTCGAGACCCGTGCCGCGCTCGGAAAACCAGTGGGAGCAGATCCACCGGCGTAGCTCGTGTTGCGCACGCCCGTCATCATGTTCACGCGCTGAACCGTGGGAGCTGCGGGGCTCGTATCGTTGAGCTGCAGGACCATGACGCAGAACGGAGCGACGCGAGCAATCGCAGCTAAGTCGGCTGTCATCCGTGCAAACTGCTCTGCACTCACATCGGTGTTGGGATCAACGACACCGCGTAATAGGTAGTTTTGCTTATTGAGATTACCGCCGTAGACCGTGAAATCACCGGAGCGAATCCAAGCGGGGGAACCTGTGGGGACTACTGGCATGGTATCACTTCACGTAGACCGCGAACCTTCGCGGGGTCAAAACATTCGGGGCCGTGTCCGCGCTACCCGGTACAGTTGGCGTCGTCGCCGATTGGTAACCGTATGATATATCGGTAATCTCCGGGCTATTGTTGCGGAACGCAGCGAACGAAACATTGGTGATTGAAGTCGGATCTTCGTCCGTCACGAACGGGCGCCGCTTAGCCGTTGGAAGTCGGCCCGAGTCCGTGGTGTTTTCCGCCGGTCCAAGTGTTTCGAGATAATCGATCCACGTTTTCCCGTAGTCGTTCAGGTGCAAAGCGTCGGGGCAAATGTAATCGCCATTCGCGACGCGAACACCGCGGGAGCTTACTAACGCACGGTCTAGCGTTAAATCCCAAGCTCCAGCGCTTCCGGCGACCGTGAGAACGAGCGCTTTATAAAACTTCATATCAGCACTAGACCACCATGCAATAGTGGTTTGTCCAGCAATCGGACTAGTGGAAGTTCCGGCCGAAACGACAATGCGATATGCGCTCTGATATGCCGTTGTGACGGTGACTTTTCCTCCGTCACCCACTACCAGCTGAGGCCACACCGTGGAATCAGTCCAACCTTGCCCGCTCCCGCCACTAAGCGCTGAGTCCGGAATTGTTACTTGAATCGTCGCGTCAATTGGTTGATCTGCCGCCGCTTGGATCACGATGCGATCTGGAACGGGAACCTTTGCCCAAATCTTTTGGCGAACAAGTTGCAGGAGAGAAGGCGAGCAAACCCGCGACCACGAAAGCGCAGTGCGGTCAAACTTGCGAACAGGGACCACTTTCGCGGTGGCCGGCCCACCAAGCGCCGGATAGACGTAGCAATCCTGAACGCCAGCGGCGGCATCAGTGGCGATTTGGCGAAGCTGCCCCCAGTTGCCCCCGGCCGGACGATTGCGACGTGCGTTGAGAATGCGAGCACGCTTACGCTCATCGTCCTCCGCGTCAACTCCTCCGGTTAGCGGAAGCACAGCTGACACTTTGGTTTCAAGCTGTACGTTCGGCGGAGCTGGCGAAAAGCGGATAATCTCACCAGCTGCTAGGTTCGTCTTCGTACCGACGTCCAGCGCTCTAACGTTGATCTCAGTGTCCAGAGTCGCGGCCGTGTACGTGTAATTTCCGACCACCTGATACTGAAGACCTGCGGCAGAAACGAGCCTGGTTCCTTCGGAAATTACGGTTGAGCCTAACACCTGAATCACAACCGCCCCGGACGCGCCAATCGGAACGACCGGAGGCAACCCATCGCCGACCCGGATCGCTTCCAGCGCATCGCCCGTCGCCGTGAGAATGTTTTGATCTTCGTCCGAAATTTGAACGTTGGTAATCGCGGTCATGCCGATACCGCTACACGCCGTGGCCAGCAAGTACCAATCCGAACCAGGCGACGTTGGCGGGACGGCCGTCATGCCAGTGTCTACCGCTGCCAATCGCACATCACGAAGGAACTGCTGACGCATCTCCTCAAATGACGGTGTGAGCGTTCGAGTGTTAGCCATTAAACATTCACCTCGTCAGTTTCTCCGCTCGCTAGGTCCGTGTAAGAGACGGTCACAATACCGCGCCCAGGCACGTTCGCGCGCTCAACTTTAACACTTTCCAGAACGATAACCGGGTCATCCTCCCTCGTTAGATGAGCCAGAGCGGAGCGCACAGAGGCGGTAACATCCGCCACGAAAGATGCGCCAATTTTGCTTGGCATCTTCACGCCAAGCGACGGAAGCGCCGTGGCTGACCCTTGAATCGTTGCGAGCGCCAATAGCACCAGCTGTCTGGTTCCTGGCATTTGTGCAAGCTGAAGAGTGCTCGGGTCTAACTCAAAGTCTCGTGTGTACGGATTGATGTAGCGCGATCCGTTGCTCGGGTCCGCCGGTTCAACGATGGTCGTGTAAGTCCCGAGACCAGCGGCGGTAATCCCGGCGCCTTGAAGCCCGATCCCGGTTCCAGCGACTAGCGTGCGGTAGTAAACGTCTGTCATATTGTCACGCGAATGGGCAGGGAACGTCTAGCGACGGGAGAGGAGGTATTGACGGGATCCCGAACGATGGCGGGCGAATTGGGAACAGCGGAAGCGATGGGAGTGCAATATCCAGATCAATCGCAAACGCTGGCAGCGGTGGAATTGACGGGATCCCGAATGAGGGTGGCCTGATTGGGAACAACGGAAGCGGCGGCAATGCTATGTCCAAATCCAACGAAAAAACCGGAAGAGGAGGAATCGAAGGAATGCCAAACGACGGAGGTCGAATCGGCAGAATCGGAAGCGCAAAATTACAGCTCATGATCCCGGAAGTGCGATTGAGATGCTAGGGGCAGCGCCAATGACCGCTGGAGTGGTCGGGGTTGGAACCGGGGAAACCGCAGGGCTAATCACCAGTTTATTCACGGGATCGGGGATCTTCCCACCAAGAACCACGTCACCGTCAAGAATGATCGCGCTTCCGCTCATGATGATCGATGCCTTGCCATTCGTCACGGAGAACGATCCTTCAGCTGCATCCATTTGGAGAATCATCCCAGCCAAAACGATCTGAAACTTTCCCCCGCCCGAACCGTCGAGAAGAGCGACGATAGTCTTTCCGTCGCGATCTTTGCTCGCAAGTAGCGCTTGCCGCTTGTCCTCTTTGCACTGGACTTGCGCCGCCTGACTTGGCCCAGTTGAGTGAAGCACCGTATCGCCTGGCTTGAGGTTGCCAACAATGGCAGCCGATCGAGTGTCGCGCGCTCCAACATACGTGCACGGGCGCCCATTAACGCCGCGTAGCGCCACTGCCTCTGCTTTTCCGGATGCGTCCGCCGGATATGGCAAGGACGAAACGCCAAGCCCCTGATAAACGTCACCATCGCCAAGTGGCTCTAGATCGTCAGGATCAGGACCAATGCGGATCCCGCCTTGCCAAAGAGCAACGCCCTTTTTAGCGACGCTTGCCCCAAGTTCAACAATGTCGGCGATGATCCCCTTCATGGCTTAAACATCCCCGGCATCCAAAGCGTTAGCTCAGTTGTTGCGCCACTTTGCGCATCAAACTTGAGTGTGCGCGAGACAATCCAGAACGTCCCAAACACCCGGCAAACCTCATCATGCACTTCGCACATGGTATCAATGGCCCACACCGCTCCTGAGGTTGGCTCAATATGACCCTGCACAGTTACCTGATAAACGAAACAGCTCTTTAGCCTCTCGTACAGTGCACGAAACGCGGCCGCTTCAAGCTGCGAAGTTGTTCTAGACTGGTCATCCTTGAACGCTAACAATCGGTAAAGCGCACCGTATTGGTATTCAGAATCCGCCTTAAACTGGCCCTGAAACTGTGAGCGAGTGAGAGGGCGGGACACGGCGAGATTAAGCGCGCGAGATGTGGCCGCAACATCAATCGTGCGATAAAGCGCGGTCCCATCCTCGCCGCTTCTCGACTGAGTTCCGACGAACTGAACGAAGCTCGGAACGCTTGAGAAGTCGCGGCGCCTAGTGGCTGTCACGATGTTGTTAGCGGCACCGGGCGAGGCCTTGGTGCGCGTGAGCTTGTAGATCGGTGGCTGGCTGTAGTTAGGACCCGTGATCAATATCTTCTGGCGACTGTTCGTTGGCTGAATCGTCGCGTGAAATCGCGCCACTAATCGATTCAAAAAGTCGTAGGAGCCAACCCCGGCGTCGGGTTTCAAGTCCTCAATCCTGAAGTCACCGTAGTCCGGGTTAGGTGGGCCGCCGATCTTGCGACCTGTGCGGACCTGCCGCATTGGAATGTCGGACGACGATGCAACATCAGTCACACCGTGGGGTCGAAGCACGGCTAGCGCAACGTCTTTCAGCGTCACGCCCTCTTTGAACGTGAGCTTCATGTCTACGTTGTCTTCCACGTAGTCGGCGATGTAGTCGCGCCCTTCGTAGATTACCGCGCTTCCTTCGCTCCCGATTTCGCTCGCATCAATGCGCCCAACTAGCTGAGATGCGCCGTTGACGAACAGCTCCACCGGCTGCATTTCAAGATCGTCGGTCTCGTCTGACTTGTCAGAATAGATCGTGAATCGAAACGCATCGGTAGAGACGAGAAAATGAGAGTCAATTTCCCATGAAGTCACGTTCTTAAGCGTGCGTCCGCTGCGCTCAAGCTGGATCTCTAGAGTAGATTCTTCGACCTTGGCCATGAGTTAAGACTGAGGAATGACCACCGAAACGCCGGGTGCCACTAGCGGCTTTTTTGCAAGCTCTGGATTAGCGGCAATGAGGGACGAAATTGATACACCGTAGGCCGCGGCGATAGACGTTAGCGAACGAGTGAACGGGTTGATCAATATCCTCGCCTTGCGCGATTGCGCATCGGTACGCTTTGAGCGAATAGCATCGTCTCGCACCTTGCGCGCACTGTTTCTTATAGACCACGAATCAGGACTTGAGACCTTTCCAAATGACTCCTCCACCTTTTTCGACGCGTAGATCAGCGGCTCAGCAGGGTTCCTTGGATTTGCGGCGTTGGACAGAGCCACGTTCGATACACCTTCTAGCTTTGCCCCTATTGCGAGCAGCGACCTGTAGCTAACTCCACCATCATCGGTCTCCTTCAGAGCCGCCAGAATAGCCGGATTCTCTTTTGGGTCAGCCGTCCGGACAAGTGTTGTCACTAGTCCTTTTGCGCTGTTGGTTGCTGTCTGGAACGTAGGGAACTGGAAGTCCTCCTCGCTTCCGTCCAGCGGCGCATCGGTAAACTCAATCCGCACGTCAACGCCATCGGTGCGCCCCATGTCAGTGTCGTCATTGAACGATGACGGAACAGCGCGGCGAACCCCGTAGTAGGGATCTATTAGTTCGCCTGGTGACTTGTCGCGACAATTCCGAAAGAACTTCTGAAGACCGGCGCCGAAAAGATCGGCCTCGTATGGGCCCTTGTAGATGCCCTGACGAAAGGGAATCGTATAGGTGAAAACAAGGTTATGAGCGCCCGTCATTTCGATCAGGTCCTCATTGCGGCGCTGTAACTTGTGCTGCACCGATTCATGAGCGAACGAAACGGATCGAGCCATCACAGGCAACTTCTGACCGCGCCATGAAAGAACCGGGAGTTTTGAGAATTCGGATTGCATTAGCGGATCGTTGGAACGGTTGGGAAGTTGCTGGTGTTCTGGCTTCCTCCGAAGGCTTTCCCGGCAGCGTCGATTAACGCCTGAGCGGCCTTCGACTGCTTGTCGGCGGCTTCCTTCAGTGAAGAAGATGCTCCGTCATCAGGCGGAGCCGCAATGCTAACCGGAACGCCTTCGCTATTGGTGACCGGCCCTCGCCACGGAGCGCGATATGCCCCAGTTTCCTGGTCAAATGTCCCCATGTTATCGCCCATGAGTTGCTTCTGAATCGCAGCCGGTGAGCCTTGCAAGTTCGGATCGGCCCCAGCTGTTCCTTGGTACGGGTCAAGCCCAGCTTCGCGATCTTTGCGGCGCTTGTCCGCTTCGTCGCCGTACTTTTTGTGAGTGTTATAGACGGACCACGCCATGCCAGCCGCAGCGGTTAGCGCAGCTGTTGCGGCCAATGCGGCAACTCCCATCGGTCCTAGGGCGGTGACCATGGTGGAAACCATCGATGCTAGGCCACCGCCTCCACCACCACCTCCAACGATGGCCTTGGTGATGGCTTCACCAATCGAGGCCGCAGCTATGTCAGCTGTCACCTTTGCCGCGATTGCCCCGCCAATGGTCCCGAGTACACCGAACTTTTCAATGGCCCAAATCAGCTTATCAATGAACGCCGTCACGTACGGGGTAAGCTCGGCGATCTTCGGGATCAATTTCGTCAGCGCCGGAAGAAGGCGCGAGCCCACTTCGGCGTTGAATTTTTTCATTGCGTCCGTGAACTGCTTGTCCGCATCTTCGAGTCGAGATCCAGCGCGTTCCGCGATAGTTTCTTTGCTGAGTTTGGCATCAGCGAACTTACCAAACTCTCCCAGCAGGGCACGCTTTCCAGCCTCACCCTTTGCGAGTCGCTGACCTTTGGGCAGTTTTGCGTTGGCGTCCTCCGCTTCTTTCATTAGCGGCGAGAACCCCTGAAAGGCTTTGATGCTCTGAGCATTGAAGACGTCCTGCAACTTGGTCATGTCTCCGCCAGTGGCTTTCATGACATCGGCCAAGATCTCCTTGGGGTCTTTGAGAATCGTCTTTGCCTTATCTCCGAAGATGTTGATCCCCATTCCAGCGAGAGCTTTCTGCGCTGGCTTCTTGGTCAGGTCCTCACCAAAGCGAACAACAGCAGTTGACGCCTCAGCTGCGTTAGCGGCGCCACCGCGCGCAACAGCGGCCTGAGCCATTGCGCCCATGTTCTTAAGCATTTGTGCCGGGTCACCGAGGTACTTACGAGAGGCCGCACCGAGCGAAGCAATCTCGACCGCCAAGTCCTTAATCTCAACCGCGCCCATGTTGCCTTGAGCGGCAAATGCGGACATCACTTCGTTTAGCGCCTCAATTTGTTTCTTTGGGTCCTTGATTGAGTCCCGAATCACATTGAACGCTTGACCGGCGGCCTCGCCCATGTCGCCGAAGTCCGTGCCGGTAGCTAGTGCCAACTGAGACAAATCCTGAATAGCAGCCCGCGCCGCGTTCACATCGCCGGTCTTTTCTACGAATCCGGACATCGCCGAAAGCGTCTGCTCTCCGGTGAATCCTCGGACGCCTTGCGCCTCTTTTAGAATGCGTCCCTTTTGCGTCGGGTCGCCCATTTGATTCGCCAAATCAGACGCCATTGCAGTCTCGCGCATTTGCTGAGATACGGCGCCGGTCAACGCGAATCCACCGCCAATAGCAAGCGCACCGGCCGCGTAACGTCCGGCCGTTTTGAGTGTGCCGCCTACGCTGGCGCCAACCATTCCAAGCGTCCGCGCTCGACCTCGCGCGTTAGACGCTTCTAAGCGCTTAGCCGCGCGCTCTTCATTCTGAAAGTGACGATTACGAACTTGCTGAAGATAGCGCGCGTTCTTGAGCTGCTCGGATAGCACGCGCTTTTCTTCGCGGATCTTCGCGTTTGCAACTGTGCGCGCTGCTTGAGTCTCAGCCGTGACGGTGCTTCGCGTTGCTGCTCTGGCACCGGCAACACCAGCTGCACCACGGCGCGAACCGGTGCCACCAAACATGCGATCCATTTTCGACGCATGTTGAGCCGCGCGCTGCTCGATTGAGGCAAACGCGCGGTTAATGTTGTTCTGGCCTACGACGCGAAAATCATACTCAAGTAAGGCCATGGGCTAGCGCTAGTTTACACTAGGCGATCATTCCTTAGGGCCGCATGCTCATCACATAGTGTTTTCATCCACCCACCGCGCCGCAATTCTCCCGGCTTTCCGCATGCCTCGCATGTTTTCCAGGCCTTTTTCTCGGCTTCTTTGACTAGTGCCGATACGGCAATTGAGCACTCGTCCACATCGTACAGCTCGCCGTCAATGCACCAGTAGACTCGGAGTCCGCCAAACTTCTCCTTGATTTGAAGCGCGTGAACATGATCCCACTTCGCATCGATCTTCGCGGCGAGTTCTAGAACAATCTCTCGCCAACCCGGGCCAACGTCGTCCTCGTTCGCGCGTTCGCTAAGAAAGCTCATTCGTCAACCCACTTAAAAACTAGACTTGACAGCCTAGGCGGAGAAGCGTGGCCCAGATCTTCCCCTTTTCCGTCATCAACTTCCCCGATCTTCCTCGCTCGCAATGTGACCTCGACAAACTCATCGTCGTCAATCTTAAACGGAAGCACGCTAAGAGAGTCCTCGGTATCACCGGGCCTAAAGTAGGTCTCTATCTCCACGGATAGGTTAGTGCGCCCAAAGCTCGCCGTTTCAGCGCTGATTGACCTTAACCGCGCTCCACGCAGTGACCATGAACCATCATCATTCTTTTTGATTGCTTTCATTTCTCTTCCAACTTCTTCGCTAGTGCGATTGCATCGTCAATTGTGATTTCAGGTGAGTTTTCCGAACCAGGTTTTTCTCGCTCGGACGCTCGCCATCCAGCAGAGAACATGCCCGAATAGCACTTGGTTAGGTCTGATTTGCAAAGCTCCGGCAATGTCTCGGAGTGGGTAGCGAGGGTCCTGCAAAGCAAAGAGATCTTTTCCGATAACTTGAATGCTAACTCCACCACATCCGGCGAGGAGAGCAGAACTAAAGGGACCATGCTGGCCCCCTCTTCCAGTTTCTTTACCCAAGCGTCCACGTCAACATTGCTCTCAAGTGGTCCAAACTTGCGCTGGGTTAATTGCCAGAGCGACCAAAGTACCGCGATTTCGTCGCTAGTGAGCTTGCCCACCTGGTCACCGTCCACGAACACTCGCCCGTAAACCGGATTGCCGTTTTGATCGTCAAGACTTGACTCGGCCATTAAACAAGCGCGAGCGAGAACTTCTTTCGCTGCGAGATCGTCAATAATCGCCTGTGCCATTCCCGACGTCGCTTGGTCCTGCGATAGGTCCAATTCTTTCGCCTTGCGGATCGCATCCAGGCGAGCTTTCTTTTGCTCTTCTTCGGGGAGCACTCGCAACCTAATCTGAGCTACCGGTTTTCCGTCTGGACCCTTGCGCGGAAAGTCGTGAACTTCGCTCGGAAACGGAGTCTCGATGAGCTTCAAAAATAGCGCGCTTGAGTCGATGTTCGGTGGCTTCATTCGCTCCCTCTCAAAAGAAAAACCGCCGCAAGTTTCCCCGCGACGGTTCCGAAGCTAAGCTATTTTAAGCTAGATTATTGCAACGCCTTGAGTTCACCTGTCCAAGAGAACGTCCCTTCGACATTGGCGCCCGTAGAACCGCTAATACTGACATTCATGATCTTGCCGAGTCCAATATAGTCCTTTCGGCCAATCGGAACCTGAAGAGTCACGAAAGCGCCGTTGGCGCAGTCTTCCTGAAACTCATCTTCGGTGCCACCAATCGGAACAGCGAAACCGACCTCAATCGTGACGTCGCCAGGTCCAGGGGTGAACCCGCCCAAGCCTTCGTTCATGAGATCAACGCGTTGCTGCCCGCTATTCGTGGTGTGATGAAGCGACGTGAGCTGAGTGAGAGGGTTGCCGTTATACAGGCACGCCAACCGAGCATAATCATTAAGAGCCATCTTAGTCTAAGTCCTTTCAGGTTAGCCCGGCGAAACTTCCGCGAGACGCATCGTCGTTTGGTCAAGCCAATCGATGACGCGGAGATCGATACCGATTTCAACGCGACCAGGAGCAGCGTCACTTGCGATAACTCGAATCGAGTCCTTAATCGTCGCCTTTGAATCCAGCTTCCCGGCGTCGTAGTAGTCGTCCACCTGCTTAAGCAGGGTTGCTTTCATCATGCTGGGGCGAACCGTGTTGCGAATGAGCTTCTGATTCGGGTTGACGGTTCCGTCCGCGAGCAACTCGTCTCGAAGCAGTTTCTTCTGGCCAAAGCTGTTGTTTGCGCGAACAACCCACTCGTCCAAGAAGTCATCCGTGACAGAGACTTTCGACGTGCGAGACGCGCGCCAATCGTCGCTCGTTCCGGCGCTGTTCTTACTCCGAGTAGTGACGCTCTGAACAAGAGTCGCACCGCTATCGCTGGACGTGATAACGGTAAGCCCGTCGGTGATTGCATCCTCCACGTCCTGGGCAGTCGGATAATCCGAAGGCGCCCATGCCGGAAGCAAGATTCCGTTCAAGCTCATCAGGTTGAAGTTCTGCGCTGTGTCGGTAGCTTCTCCGTCAACACTTCCGCCTACGCCCTTGTTTCCGATGATGCGAACAGCGGCCAAAGACGCGGCAAGTTCGGCGGTGTCATGCTCGCTGTTCGGCTGCCATGCAATCGCCATGCGCTCATAGTTGAGTCCGATAGCGAGCGATTGACCCGTAGCAAGGGAGCCGGTGTAGCCGCAAATTCCAACGCTTCGGAGACCCTGGCGCGGGAGAGCCTTGGTGGCCAAGTGCGTCTTGAGGTTAGCCCATGCGGTCGAAGTGTTCGTCGATGTTACGACATAGTACTTGCGAGTTGCCGCAATCGTAGCGAGCGCCGTGGCGAGGTTGGCCGCTTCAGTCGTAGTGCCTTCCGCACCAGCCGCACCGGAACCGAGGAACGCTCCGCCAAGAGTTGCAGTGGTAGCAACTCCGGTCGTGATGTCCGTGTGAAGACGGATAACACCTAGCGACGCGGTGCCCTGCGAGGTTCCGGCGATCTTGGCCGTGAGAGTGACAGTTCCGGTCGAGTTGCTGGCAGTGCACGGGAGCCAGCTCTTTGCGTTGACGGCCGCTGCGATACCAGCGCCAATGGTCGTAGCCGTGTCACCGGTCGCGAATGTGAACTGGCAAAGCTCGCCACATACCCAAAGCGAAACGGTTCCGGCACCGGTTGCCGTGGTGGCAATCGTCAGCACTGCGGTAGCGGCAACAGGGGAACCGCCAGATGTGGCCGCGTAAGGCAAGCACCAGACAGTTGCATCTTTGCAAACGCTGAAGAACTTACGAACGGCGCGATGAATCGGCGAACCGTCGCCACCGCCGGTTGCGGCGGTCTGCTCGTTCGTCACCTTGTACATCGTGTTTGCGGTCCAAGTTCCAGCGCTGGTCTTCGGCATAACGAAAACCACTTCGCGCTTTCCACCGCCGGTAACACTGGGACCCTGAGCAAAGATCGCTTCCACCCAATTTCCGGGCGTGCGAAATCCGGCGTCGATGCCGGTAATCGGATTATCAAGCTGAGCCATTAGCTAGCATCTTTCTTCGCGGATTTCGCGACCATTTCCCCGTCCCTGAGTTCGAGCGGGAAGAATTTCAAACCAAAGATTTTCGCGGTCGCCTCATCCGCCGGAAGCAGGTCGCCATCACGAACGAACTTCGCACAGCGCTCTGCAATCTCCCCGGAGTCCTCACACTCGAAAGCCTCGCCAGTCGCGGTCCAAGATCCATTCATCGGGAGACCGCTCACAACGTCAACCATGATCCCCGTCTTATCAACGCGACCGCCAACGGGAGCGACGTACTCGCGCCCGATGTAGCGCGTTTGCTGGCCTGGAATCGTGCGCGTACCTGGAACTCTGACCATTGCGCCGGGTGCTGGAAAAAACTTCATTCGATGCTCTCCTCTAAAACTTCTTTGCCGCTTCCGCGATATCGCGACGCATGCGGTCCACGAACTCACCAAAGGCGTGATCGGTCGCGTTTCTCAGGAATTTATAGGGCTTATTCCCCGGATGATTAACCGAGCGGACACGCATCCACCGGCTCATCTTAGCCCAATAAAAAACCAGGTATGGCGCGCGCTTGGCCACGATGCGATGAGGCGGAGAACCCTTATCAATCGCCATCGCATACTTTTGGCGATTCATCACACGGACGCGCGCTACCCGTCCGCCAACCCTAACAACCTTATACCCATTCGATTCAGTGAGCTTGCCAGTTCGGTTACGGTAGCCGGTGTTTTCGCGCGCATAATCAAGCGCGTCTTGCCCGGCGTATTCGGCCGCAACGCTCACAATTTCAGTCTGTGCCTTCTCAAACTTGCGATGAGATGCCTTGAGCTTTTCGATGTTAAGCATCAAACCTCACCCGTTTGATCGCTGGAAGCTTGCGCGAAATCTGCGAGAACCTCTTGACCGTCTGCAAGCGCGGCGCTCAGGTCAATTCCCTCTAGATCCATGATCGCGTCTTCGTTGTAAGAGCTGACTTCGGTCGTCTCCAAAGTCATGACCATGGCCCAATAAGCGGCCGTCTCATCTTCATTGAAGATCGCTTTTCCCACCGGAGTGCACTTGGTCAGCTTGACGCTCGAAAGCGTGCCTTTGCCCGGAAAAAATTGAATCGCGCCACCATCGAAAGCCTTGTGACCGCGCTGACGAATCACAAGAAAAATGAGTGCTCGCACCGCTTGCGAGAAGTCGAGAAGCTTTCGCTCCACTTCGACATCACCGGGCCCGAAGATGTAGTGAAGGTTCCACGTCTGTTTGACGCGGATTTCATCCATCAAATACTCTTCGAACTCCGCGTCACCTTCACGGTGAAGAGCGAGGAACGGAAAACCGGTTTTCCGGACCTGCATCATTCCGAGCGACGGTCGCCCCGGAATCGTGTCCTGAACCGGCAGCGTTCCGGCGTACTTGCTTCCAGCTTGTGTGACCGTGCTAGTCACTTTCTCCCAAACCTCTGACAGCTCCGAGTTGATCGCCGTCTTGAACAAGTCAAGAAGCAAGTCACGCGCTGGGTCCAGCGGTGCGAAGGACGTTGTGAATTCATCCGGATTGACCGGAAACGTCACCCCGCCGACGGACTCGTAAAGACTAGGAATCGAGTAGCTCACGACTCCAAATCCTCCACGGGCTTAGCCTGGATCTTGTAATGAATCCCGCGTTCAAACGCCCTATCTGTCACCCGGTAAAACGCACCGTCCGGATGATTGGGGCCAGTGATCTTGAGATAGCAAACATCGCCGTCGTTAGCGGTCGCAGAGTTCAGTGCATCGCGAACTACGGTGCTTGGAATCACGTCCGCCGTGATGGGGCCCACCTCAATAGTTCCAGATGCCAATCCGCCTACCGCGATTTCCTCCGAACGAAGCCATCGAACCTTGGGCGAAAATCCCTTGCCTTCTGTCAACTCAAACACTTCGTCAGTGCGGTCGCCATCGCCCGCGTGCGCTCCTGTGTATCGCGAAATCACAACCCAAACGCGATGGGTTCTCAGGCCCATTTCGCCAGGAATCCCGCGAATGGCCTTAGCTAGTGGCTTGAGCGAATCGGCCAGCGTCGCCATTAGTAAACACTAACACAACGGCCCGCCGCTTGTTGCGCGCTCCACATGCTCTGAATCCCGAGCACGGCGGCCAATTGCTCGCGATAATAGGCGAGATTTTCGCCCAAAACGCCGAAGGCGCTCATGCCCTTCGTGTCGTAGAACTCGATTTCGTCTACCTTCTTAAGCGACCCGGCTCCGTACTGCTGAGAGAGCTTTTCCTTGGTCTCGCGAATGTAGCGGAGAAGCTCGCGAACAATCGTCTCTGGACCCTCAACGATTACCGGATAAGTTCCCGAATGTTGAAGCGAAAGAAGTAGCGTGATGTTAGAGCCGCTCACACTCTGGACAGTTGCGATCTCTTGGCGAGAATCAACGTCCACCACAACGCGATCCCCGGCGCTGAATCCGGTCGCGCTGGCAAGCGTTAGTGTCGTTTGAGTAGGCTCGCTTTGAGCCGAGACGCCCGTGCTACTAGTCGTCGCCGTGCCGCCGGTAAGGTAAGGCTGAATAACTTGTTCAAAAATCGAGACATTAAGCACCCACGGCGCGGCCCCATTGGAAAGCACGTTATAGCCAAGCTCGGCTTTAATGCGCGCAATCTCAGAGGTCAGCAGGGCCATTCACCCCGAAAGCCCCCGGCCTGTATCACTACAGACAAGGGGCCACCGTTTGGGGATTGTTAGCTACTAGAGCCGGACGTAGCGATACGAGATCGCGTAGGTGTCGGCAGCTGCGCCAGTTGTACCACCCACAACCGCCTGAGCGCGGATAAAGCGGAAACCGCTAACACCGACAGGCGAGGGAATGTTGACAGTTACAGCCGAGTCAGCGCCAGCCGTACCGGTTGCCAGCGCCACACCCGCAGGGTTCTGCGGAGCGTTAGCGATGTTTTCCCAGTTCGTGCCATCGTCCGAACCCTGCCAACGCGCCGTGAAAGTCAGTGTGTTGGTTTCAGCCAAAACGACGAACTTTGCCGAAAGCGTCATTGGGGCGAGGTCCGGCATGAACACGGCCGCACCACTAACAGCATTACCGACGGTTACGCCGTTAGCATTGCCGGAGGTTGCCCCGGTCGTGATTACCTTACTAAGTGAAATTCGAGCCATCTAAGAGTCCTTTCGTTTGATGATTGTTAGAGAGGACTCACGGTTACGAAGAACGAACCGAGATTGCGAACCGGTTATCGGCGAACCCGAGTGCGAGGTATGCAATCCAGATGACCTTCGCGGTCTCGCCGAAGTTGTCGTCGGTCGAGGGAGCAACGCGCGGAGGCTTGCCCATGCCACCAAGAAGGGCACCGGGAGCGATAAGGTGACCCTTGTGGATCGGCACGGAGCTGGAGTTGTTGGCCTGGTTCAGCGTGTTGCTCTTGAAGATGTGGAGCTTACCAACGCTCGAAACATAGTTCGGGAAGAGCAAGTTCATTTCGGGGTGAACCTTGCTAAGCTCGATGAAGTCCGCATCCTGGCGAAGGTCGGCAACCTGCTTAGGCGTAATCACGAGAAGGCGAGAGCCATCGGGGAACGTCGGGAGGTTTGCAGCGTCTGCTGTGTACTCAGCGCGCACAACCGTTTCGAGGTCGAGTCGGTACTGATTCGCGACAGTAGCGTCATTGTCAGCGGTCATGCCGCTTGGACGAACCACAACCGAAGCGGTGTCCAGAAGCGTGACGACGAACGAGTCAAGAGTCTTGTGGAAGTCTCGCTTGAGGTGAGTTCCAACGAACGATGCGAGCTTGTGCACGCCAACCTGAGCCGCGAGCGCGTCGATGCCGTACGGCGCAACGCGGCTGTTAGCCTGGTCATATGGGCCAGCGAAGCGCTTGAGAATCAGCGAAACCTGCTCGGAACCAGCATTGATCGTGGTCGTGCTGATAGATGTGTTAGCACCAATCTCGCGCGAGGCTTCCGTGTAAGTCGTGTCAGCGAAGAGCGGACGATTGAACCGAATCAGGTTTCCGGGCTGACCCTGAAATTCCACTTTCGGAACGAACACGCTCGACATGAGCGGGCTCGCCATTGCGAGGCGATCTCGCTCCGCGGGAGAGTACGCAGCGCCAGCGCCGTCAAGCACGCGGCCCGGAATCTGTAGCCCGTCCTCAGACGGAGGCGAAAGCTCGGTCTGGAGTGCGGACAGGTACATTTGCCCGTAGAGGTACTGAGGCTCCGGCTGCGCCAGGAGGTAAGACGAGGTTACGGGAAAGAAGTTTTCGCTAAGTGAAGCAAGAGTAATGTCGGCCATTTAAGATTTCCTTGGCGTTCCTTTTATGCGTCACGCCCAGCCTTGGACGGCGCGACAAGTGAGAATTTTACAAGAGTGCGGAAGCGTGACGCATTGCGTATTCGGCCGCCGCAAAAGGGTTTTCGTTCTGAAGTTGAGCGAGTCTCGCTCGATGATTGACTTCGTTGGTTGGTGCACTCTGTGGAGGAGCCGCTGCGCTAGTAGTTGCGGGAGCTACGACCTGAGTCGGTGCGCTTGCCCATGTTGGCCTAAGTGATTCTACCGCCTTAATCTGAGCTGCCGGATCTGTCCCGGCGAGAGTCAAAACAGCTGCCTTTTGCAAATCGCTCAGTCCGCCTAGTTCACGCTGTGCAAGTGCCGTGATCGCCTCTTCAAGTTGAGTTGCGCGGGCCGCCTTCGGCTCCAGTTCTTGCAGCTTTAACTTTACTCGTTCTTGCTCTGAAAGCTGGCTCGTTTCAAGCTCCTGAAGTCTTGCCAGTTTCGCGTCAATATCCTCGATCTTTTCGGCGCCGTAGCGCTTCAGAATCTCGCCAATCGTTGCGCTCTTAGCTTGCTCTAGTCGCTTTGGGAGCCAGTTGGGATCTTGCTCTTGAGCCTGAACCTTCACAGCTGTTTGAGCCGCTACGTCCTGAGCCTTGGTTTCGGGTGCCTGGGTTTCTACTTGTTCGCTCACAATTCTCCTTTTCGACCGTTTCCGCCGTCGTCACGTAGTTAGGAGATGCGGAGCGAGCGAGAAGCCCGCCCCGTCATTCAATTAGGACTCAGTAAACGGAATGTGAAAGCACACGTTCGTGCATGCCGTCGAGTTAGTAATCTCAGTCGAACGATCAACGGTCGTTAGGTTGAACGTGAGAGCGCCCGAAGACTCCGTTCCCGCGCCGGCATAGATGAGCTGACCGTTAGTGTCAGAGCCGGGGGCGGAGCAGAATCCGCCGCGAACCGTCACGGTTTTTCCGTTTCGTGCGCGGTTCTGAATTGCAGTTGCGAGCGCGGGGATACGGCCGCTATCAGCAGCTCCGTTGTATGCTCCGAAGTCGCAAACGACCAGTGCGGTTTTTTCGGCGCCCTTCTGCGAAGTGGAGCCGGAAGCGTCGAGGATAGATACAGATCGAATGGTGGCGTCAATTGTGGCCATTGTGAGTTCCTTGTTAGTTGCTTATCCCGCCTTGATTTGGCGGACAGTAGCGACCGGCCTTGACGCCGCCGCAATGATTCTTTGGAGTTCGCCCTGCTCTTTTTCGAGCTTGCGAAGTCGCTTGATTTCAGCCTCGACAACCTTGAGGCGCTTCTTCGCTGCCCTCAAAACGTTGAAGCTCTCAGCTTGGATTACTGGTTTTTGCGCTTTCCCGCGCGGCACAACAACCGGAACCACCGGTTCCTTTTCTTGCTTGCCAATCGGCAGCGCACACGTCCCACAAATGAACGTGACTCGACCATCCCCGCCAATGTCGGAGACAGGATTAGTCACAGTGTCACAGTGCGGACAGTGCATTTACTAAGCGCCAGTATGCCCAAGAATGCTAATGGTTATTGCAGCGCCCGCGGATGTTCCAACCCCGCCCGTTGCAATGCATCGCAATTGGTCGCCAGGATGGCCGCCGACTGACGTATTAGCCGCAAGAGCTGGCGTCGTCCCGATCCCGGTCGCTACAATCGAACCGCTGGCAAACTTGCTCGGTGTCACCGCATAACGGATCGCAGCAGCGGCAGCGGCAAGCTGTGGGAAGTGGATCCAATCGACCCACTGATTCAGAACCCCGTCGAACCGCTGAAGATATACATCCAGCGTTCCACCCGTGGCGCCCACAAGCGAGGCGGTAATCGTGAACTCGGAAGCCTGGCCCAGGCCCGACACAACCGAACCGACAGTGGCAGTAGTTGCGCTTCCGGGAGTTGTGCCTGAGATGGCCCATTGCGAAAGTTTGAACGCCATTATTTACGGCCCTTTTTCGGTGTAGCGGCCGGCTTGCCGTCCCACTGATCTAGTTCGCTCTCATGGGCGAAAAGTACATCCGGCTTCACAATCGAACCGCTCGCAAACATCCAGGAGGCTTCCCCGCACTTTTCGCAAGTTGCGGAGTCTTCCGGGTTCTCATGATCGCATAATAGACAGGTCTTCATAATTCACCGGGCCCCACTAGATGAAAAGTACAGCGGCAAAGAGGGTGCACGCTTCCGGGTTCTCCGTAGCTAAACTCACCGTCACGGTCAGAAAGAGTGCCATGAGCGCGCTCACAAATCGGACACGTTCGCCGGTCAAGCGTTGCGTCCCATTGTCGGACGAGGTTGATTGCGGCTTGTTTGCGCCCATTGTTGTAAGCCCCGGCCGATTCCGTAGCTGCGACCGTTTCGATCTTCGTTCGCAGTATCGGGATTCCGGAGTCTTTCTTTCTCGCAATTCTAAACGCTTCCGCCGCTTTTCTGGCTACACCCTCAGCGCGACTCAAAACGTTACGCGGTGGAATTGGTGCGGACCTAGTATCGGTTATCCTGATGCCGGCCTTACCAGCCTCTGAACGCGCCGAACGTACTCCGGCATTCGCAGAGATGCGCCAAATATCGCGGAGTGTGGCTAGTGTTATGCGCTGGAATTGAGCCGGTGACTTGGCCTCATTCGTGCGCATTAGCAAAAGCCCAAGCGCTACGGATTCAGCTCTCTGGAGTTGCCGTCGGTTCTGTTCCGCCGCTTCGTCGATTTCCGCTTGGGTTCGTGCCATTGTGGAATGCTAAGGCCGCATTTTCTAGCGCGGCATCCTGATTGACGGCGTTTTCGTCCGCCTCTTTCTTGAGTTCTTCGAGCAGCGACTCCACGTCCTCAATGCCGAAGATGGGTGCGATTTTCTCGACTGCCGCTTTTTTGGTTATGAGTCCAGCCGTCACAGCTTCGACTACCATTCCCAAGATCTGCTGCTGTTCAAGTGGGTCCGGCTTGAAGTAGTTTCCCCACTTAACCTCGATGACAGGATCAACAATCCCACCCATGAGTGTGAGCGCTTTATCAACGCCGGGAACCTTGAGTCCGCCCTGAAGTTTCTGAGCGATCTTGAGTTGCTGTTTAATAGCTGGGACTAGAAGATTGTCCCGCAAGTCTTCGCGGTAAGTATCGCACCTATCAAGTTGCTTTTGCTTAATTGCTTCGAGCGCTTTGCCCGAAGTGGTAGCCGCGAACTTGATGTTTTCCGGGTCGAGAAAAACAACGGCGAGCGCTTCTTGCAGCTTAATGCGCAAGTCTGAGCAATTGTCCTGCTGCACTTTGAGTGCGTCGCCAGGATAGACGAGCTGGTCAACGGTGGCGCCGGTCGGGTACTGTCCCCAATATCCAGGCCCTTGTTTGCGTGCGCCCTGTTTGCCCTCTTGCTCCGGGTCCACAAATGCGCCGCGCGTGGGGTTGTTTGGGCTAGTAGCTCCGCCGTGCTCAGTAGTTGGGACAAGAGCCACGCGCCCTGAGCCGGTCGGATTGTAGCCGGGCTTGACACCCACCTCATAGCGATAGGGCTCCGAGTAAAGCGCGCCACGATGCCACTGAGAGCGAGCAATATCATGCGCCTGAATCTCATCGGTGACCCACTGATGAATAGCGCGCCCGTCAATAACGTTTACCGGCTGAGTTCCGCGATTGAACGCATACCAAACGCACGGGACAAATCCGAGACTGTGAGTCGCGCTCTTCGCTGGATTCACCCGCCACGCATCTGGCTCAATCTCAGACTCAGCGGCTTCAATCGGGAAAAACTCAGTGTCCCTCTCAGTGTCAATCACGCGGCGGTAAACCATCGCGCGCACCGCCCATTTGCCGTCGCTTGCTCGCCTGTATTCGTCGAGATACGGATACGAGATTTCAACGGCTGACAGTTCGCCATTCGCACCAAATGACGGCGTGCACCACTTCGCGGGGATGGTCTCACAGAATGGGCGCCCGTTTCTTACGCCCTGGAATAGCACTGCCGTTCCGCACGATTGCCCGTCCAAGAAAGCATCGCGCGAAGCCGCGTAAAATCGAGCTTGCTCATGATAGTCGTCGAGAAAAGAGTCCAGCGTGTACTCATCGCGCTCGCTCTTGTCAGTATCTTCCGCCTCACTACCGCCAAGCGAATCGTCAATTTCGACGTGGAATGACGGGAAGCGACCTTCCCCGAGAACTAGATCGCAGTTCGATTCCGCCGCCATCCTGACGATGGGGTAGACTATGCACGGCTCACGCTCCCAGAGCGGAACAGTGCCATCCCAAAACGACGGGCGGCCCTTGTATTGAGTGCCGATAGCCCATGAGCCCAAATGCTCCAAGCGGCAAAAACGCGGGCTCATGTTAGCCCGTGCCAGCCGCTCGGCGCGATCCTGATCTAATAGTTCCGACACCTAGCGCATATTAGCGCCGGTTGACTGGTTCAATGGCTTGCGTTCAAACCCAAATTAGATCGAAGCAGTTAGTTCCTACAGCGTCAATACACACCACCCACTCTTCACCATCAAATTTCATTCTCTCAAAATGTCTAAAGCTCCGCGGAATCCTGACTCCCCTCCGCCTAGCATCCTCCACCTTCTCACGAAGGTCTAATCTTGTCGCGCAACTTGACTCGGTGCATCCAGCCGCGTGAACCAGGTCCTTGCGAAGATCCCTCAAGTGCTGCTTGTAGCTCATGAAAAGTCGTTCCCTCTTGTTGTAGTTCATCACCCTCCGTAAACCAAATGTCTCTCAAAGCTTGCACGCCCAAAGCGCCCAGCTATTGCGTAACGGAGAGCGTCGCACGTGTGGTTATCCTTGTCAACGGGATCTTCACCAATCGAGCCGTCTGCTAGCTTTTTGCGCCGATACATCCCCAGCTCTCGAATCACGTTCCTACAGCGAGGATGCACGTACAGCCGCGCGTAGTCTGGACCATGTTCGTCCGTTCGAATGAAGAGCATTTCCGCCACGCGAGCAATACCGGCTCTAATCGGCTTAACCTCCGCTGGAATATCGCGAACATCTAGCCCGAGCACTCTCCAGTCATTGATGCGATCTTGTCGCGATGGGTCCGCGTAGAATGTCCCATATCGGTACCCTTGAGCGATTGCGTCCCATTCTGAGTTATTGCGCCCGCTAGCGTAATGCTCTTCGAGCACCCATGCCGTTGCATCCTCTCCGTGCCCCTGAATGCCGATCAAGAGCATAACGCCAGCGTCCACGTGCCCATGATCAACGCCGATAAGATACTCGGAAAATCTCGCGTTAGGTTGCGGCTCTCGGACGTGGAAACGCTCGTCAAACTGATAGACCAACCCCTCACCAGCGTCCGGGTCAGCCTCCCATTCTCGCCGGAATGTTGACTCAGGAGTCGTTGCTTTAGCGCGAGCTACGGCGATAGCGCTAACGGTTTCCGGCGCGTCCCGATACGTCGCATGAAACGCGTAGTTTCGAGCCAGCACGTATAGCGCCGCATCGTGCGGATCTTCCGGGAGCCCTGGAGGCCAATCTTCCGGCTTGATTCCCGAGTACACGCTGAGAGCCGCGATGGCCGCCGGATGTTCGAGCGCGTGACTTCGCTCAATCGTCCCGTTCCTGAGTTGCTCTCCCAGCGTCCCGGCCTGCCGGAATGCCCACCACAGGCCATGACGACCACGTCGCGGAGTTCCGCCCACTAGCTCAATTCCAAGCGACCATGGCTCAGACAGACACGGGATCGCGACCGAGTAGTAGACGTCCGGATCTATGTCGTCAATCTCATCGCCGCATAGCACATCACAGCGCATGCCGCGAGCTACTCGCGAGTTGTAATCAGACGCCGGGAACGGCTTAATCCAGCTCCCGCCCGGAAACGTGATTTGCCCGTTTTGAGCATTGAGCTTTGCGCCCAAATGCTCCCACATGCCGCCCGGCCCAAACTCAGCCTCAAGCCCGCTCCAGTGCACATCCTTGAACTGTTTGAGTGTTGGCATCAAACACAAGATGCGCACCCCTCGCACGCTCTTGTTTTCGGGCCGCTTCTTCCCGTCCCACTTCGAGACCAGTAGCCCCCAATTGAAGCGGAGAAACCAGCTCTTGCCAATGCCGCGCCCGAATCCAAAGAAGATCGTCGAGCGCGGCTCAATCGCAGCGAACGCTGCGAATTGGGGCCCATTGAGTCGAATATCTAAGCGCCTCGCCACGGAGGCATGTTAGCACATTTATCAACAGCGCCTTGTGTTAAGCCCCGCGCTTAGCCAACCAAGCCAAGGCTCCCTTTTCCGTCTTAAACACTTTGGAAGCAGTAAACCCAAGCGCAAGGAAAGTGCCGTCTGGGTTCCTAAAAACACCGCGCGTTAATGATTCGCCGTTGCCAAGATCGATCGTGCGCGTTTCAGTCGTGTTCATGAGTTAACACTACAGCCAAGAATCAAACCCGTCAAGAAAAAAATAAACGCCCCGGTCGATTTCTCAACTCAGGGCGTCGGGCCTGGGATGCTATCCCAGGGGGTTCACATTTCATCCGTCAATACGACGGCCAGTCGTTCGAGATCGTCATCTGACAGCTCGACAGCTTCGCCAGAAGCCTCGTCTCGCACATCGAATATTTCCCAATGTGCAGGCACGCCGCAATCAGCGTGAAAGTAACCAGCGCGGACGTGTAGAGATTGATCGTCGAGTCGAAGCCGTCTGGTGATTGCGTTGTTCATGAAAACTAAGTTAGTCCCATCCGCCGCAACCGTCAAGAACTTTTTTCAAGAATCGTCCGAGCGCTTCTTTTTCGCGATATCCGGCACAATTCCGCCGGGGCCGATGATGTTGATCTCGGTTTTTGCCGCGCCTTTCTGAGTTACCGCTACGTCAGCGAAGCTCTTTTCAGCCCATCGCTGTGGGAATTTGCGCGCGAGGTACCAAGCGCGAGCTTTCCAATCCGCCTCGCTGAGCACGCTCGCAACTGCTGACTCCTCCACCTCAGCCTCAGCCTCTTCAACGGCCCTCATCCAGCTAGCATATGGCTCTCGCCCCTTGTGAGCCTCTCTCATCCAGTCGCGGAGAGTTCGCGGGGGAATGCCGCACGCAGCGGCTGCTGTCTCCCTATATGAGCCGCGTCGAATAACAGAGACGAACTTTTCACCAAGCTCCTTTGAGAGCTTAGTGTCGCGTCCAGGTCCGACAGTTTGGCCACTATTCGGCCTTGCCGACGTATTCGGCGGCTTTTTGCTCATGCTGTACTTTCTCACCCCTTAACCGTGGGAGTCACGTTCAGCTATTATCGACGTCCACTTGCACAAATATGGCAGCGGGATGTAGGAGCCACACAAACACCCGTCCTCGACCCTCATGTTCTTCATCACTCCGCTGATTTCGCCTTCAAAAGTAACAAACTCATAACGCCCCCAATACCATCTGAGCGATCTTTCCCCGAGTGTCACGAGTTCCCCCTCCCGCTAATAACCGCCTTCACAACTCCACCCGAGAC